CAGGGTTAATCAACTCTATATTAGTATTGATTGGAACTGATGTTACAGCCTTTATATCAACTGTATTCATCTTGTCCAACAATATGGTTTGTAACTTTTTATTTAAAGAATTACGTTGTTGTAATGTTGCCATTAAGGATGATTTAGCTTCTCTGAGTTCTTCTAATAACTTATTGTTAATTACTTCAGTATGGGCTACATACTCTGCCATTGCCATAAAATCTGCTTTTGTAAGATTGTCTAAATCTAATTGTTCGTTTTCCATATTATCTAATTGTGATTGTGTATTTACCTTTATTCGCTGCTGATTGGGATAGTTCCATCATTCCCACATAACGAGCAGCATCTAATAAGTGGTCATTGAATCCAACGGGTCTATCTAATTGTTTACCGAAGCGGTCTGTTTCCCATTCGTATCCATACATTTCATTTACTAAGTTCTGACATGCTTTGGGTATCTTAAGTTTATAATTTCTTAACACACCAATACCAAAGTTTATTGAATCCTTTCCTTTCACTACTGGTCTAATATTAAATCCAGCTCTATTTAATTCTTCAATCATTCTTGGTTCTGACGAATCAGCCCATATTTGTTCTCTATCTTTTACAATTCCTTTTAATAGACTTATAATATCTGCTGTCACCATTCCTCTTTCATAACAATGTTCTAAGATGTATATCTCATTACCATTTAATTTCCAAACACTTACTAATGCATTTGGGTCAGAACTAAATCCAAAATCTAATCCATATGCAACAAATTGTGCATCATTCGGTAACCATTCTACTATTTCAAAATCATAGATTGCTTTATCGTTTGTGGTATATTCTCCCTTTGTATAAACCTGATATGCTTTGATGTTTGTATTCTTTAAATCCTCTAACGCTTTAATCACACTCTTTTCTAAGAATGGATTATTTTTGTAATTAGTAAAGTAACGTGTACAATCTTGCATCTCACGAAGCCAGTGCCATGGTGATATAGTAGGGTTGTATGATAAGATAATCTTACCAGTAGTTCTTATAGATAATTGTAGATAACTCTCACTATCTAATTCCGAAGCTTCTTCACACCACAGTATGCTTGATTTAACTCCACGTAATTTCTGTGGGTCATCAGTTGAAATAAATTGTATTTCAGAACCTGTATTTAATGAATAACAACGGTCTGTGGCGTTCCAATCGTTTTCAAACCACAAACCTAACCCTTCCATTATCTCTTTGAAATCCTTCATTACAGTCCTTTTAAGAGATGGGATTGTCTTTCTCACAATTGTAATATCTTCTTTACCTTGTAGGGCCTGTACGATACACCATTGAAGTATAGCATAGGTTTTACCCGAGCGTGAACCGCCTATCAGATGTGTAACTCTTGTTGGAGAATCCTCAACGTGTTGATACGATACTGTAGTCTCAATATTAAGATTACTCATTAGGTATTTCTTTTTGTATGATGTGTACTGATATCTGCTGAATCCTTTGTTCTATTTCAGCTTTCACTTCAGTTCTACTTAACTTAGGTAGTGTGTACTCCATAAGTTTCAAAGCAAGTTCTATTGCTTTTTCAGGATCTTTCTTCCTTATCTTCTCCAAATCTTCGGATAGATGATTGAGGGTATTGTTGGTAGCCCTAGCAAGATTTAGTTTCATCTGCTCGGTACTTCTATTGAGTGCACCTAATGGTCTACCTGCTCTATTGATTCTCGTATCGTTCTTTTCAAATGCCATTGTAATCGGTTGTATTTAACAATATATACAGATATAACAACTATATCCACCTTTGTATTTATCGTTGGACCTTGCTACCTTAAAATTAGGTTGTAACCTATTATGATAGGAGTAACGCAACTAGTAATAATGCCGCACAATATATTATGAGTAGAGTCCACAAATCTTTACTATTGTTTCTTTGCATAGGATTATTTGAATGGGTTCTTCTTTGTTAACTTTATATGTTGCTTAATTTTCTTGATGTTTAAGAAGGATGTAGACTTAGATATTCCTATATCTTTACTCAGTTTATCTAATGTCATTTCAGGTGTAAAGAAATACAATTCAGCTAATCGTGCTGAACTCCACATCCTTGTTCTTTGTAATTCGTTTATCTCTGTTACTATCTCATCATATGATTTCTGCATTCTGATATCTAAATCTTCATCATATACTTCATCTATCTTGTCCCAATTTTCGGGTAGTTGTACATTCTTATCTCTTTGTTTGATTCGGTTTATCCAACGGGTCTTTAAGAACATATGTAGATAAAGCATATTGAATTCATCTATACCCCACCATATATTAGGATTACCTCTTTCAGCAATATAGGAATAGAGTTCAGCTACTAATTCCTGTCCGGCATCTCTATCCTTTGTAATATTATAAGCCGCTGCCATTAACCAATCATTTTTCTGTCTGAATAGTATGTCCAACCTCCTATTATTTTCTTTTTGTATTTCTACTATTGTCATTAAGCTCTATCTCTTATGAATGCTTTTACATCATCGATACATCTTGCCCATAACCCACCTGATGTCCTACAGCTGCAGGGTTGGTTCTCAGCCTTACCTCTTATTCTTGTGCAGTTTTCCCAAATCTTTCTTTGTGCTCCTACATCTGATGGTAGATAGTTTCCTATTGCTTCCATTTCAGCTTTTATGATTTGAAATTCTTCATAAGTGAACGGCGCATAAGTGATTGCTTGTGTTGTTACTGTTTCCATTATATTATATTTTATATAATATAAATATAACGAAATTATCCTATAACTTTATTTGTCCGAAGTCCTCACATCCAAAGAACTTATCTAATTTATCTCGCCTTCTATCACATCCACAATCATGCGTTTTGAAAAAGGTCCATGCAATCCAATGTGCAAGTTCCTTTCCCCAACCAAAGGTTATTACATTGATAAGGGATTCTAACCAACTCCCAAAAGGGAATATACATTTATTTTTATGCATAGCTTATTGATTTACCTTTATATATTGTTCTACCTTTTGATAACGTCATACACAATGAGTTATGTGGAAACCCATTAGTTCTAGAACATTCTTTAATTGATTTATAATGTATTCCGTCATAATAAATAGGACGAGTTACGTTTTCTCTGCCCAATACTACAAACGCATGTGTCATATTTTCTTTTCTAGTAGCCCATTCTAAATTATCTACTCGGTTATCTTTTCTATCACCATTCTTATGATTTACTTCTAAAGGTATTTCTTTACCATCTAACTCAAACGTTGGTGCTGGTTTTGGAATAAATGCATTTGCTACCAATTGATGCACTCTAAACCATTTACGATGCTTCTTTACACCTCTTGGTGCATCTGAAAATATTCCAACTTCCCAATATCCTCTATTATGTTCTTTTGGTGCAAGAGTATATAAACCACCATTCATCAACGCTCTCCATTCATTTTTAGAACTATACACTACACCTGATTTACTGATATAGTAGAAAGGATATCCATTAATTCTTTTAATATCTTCTTTTAGTTTGAAAGTTTCGTTTTCCATATTATTATATTTTATCTTTTAAAAGTTCATCTATTGCTTTCTGAAATTCTACGTCTAATGCTAGCTTAGAAATGTTTTGGTAGTATGCCATTCTTTTTTCGTAAGTGTATTCTGATACATCTAATACTTCAAAGTTCAATGGCGGAATTAGTTTGTATTCTAATTCTTCCATTTCTTTTACGATTTGCTGTTTTAATTCTTCTTGTGTTTTCATTATTTATTTATTTGTTTTAATGTTGTTTTGTTTACTATGATTTCTCTATTTAATGGGTCTAACTCATAGGTTGTTAATTCATTCTTTATAGCCTGTGTATCTAATACCTCCACAGAGTATCTTCTCTTTTCTTCTGCAAGGATAGGTGGTTGGATATGTTTTTTTATTATCTTATCAACTATTGCGGTTATTTTATATCCATGCTCATCACAATATGCTTTAAGTAATTGATGGGTTTCTGGTGTTATTTGTATCATTGAATATTTCATATTTTTGTTTTTATTATGTCCTCAAACATCTTATCAAATTCTTCTTCTGATATTTCACTTGTACCAAGCATTTTCTTTGGTTCTAAAATATCAATAGAGGCTGAGATAGGAGTTTGTATTTCTTCTTTTTTACTTTTGTTCATTAAATATTTTTCAAATAGAATTTGATTGTCCATAACTGATTGTTTTAATTGTTTAATACATTCCTGCAAAAATTTTATCAAACTCTGCTTCTTGTTCTTTAACCTTATCTTGTTCCTTTTCTTTAACTTGTTCTTGTTCTTTAACCTTATCTTTATCTTTAACTTGTTCTTGTTCTTGTTCCTTGGGGGTATCGATAGGGTATGGATAGGGTATAGATAGGGTAGCGATACCCTTTACATCTTTAATTAAATTTAGAGTATTTAATGTTTTAATTGCTGCAAGAACAGCTTTATTTTTACTTTCTAAGAAATTATCACCATACTGAATAGTACAAAATTTATTTACTATTAATTTTTCTTCAGTAACTTTAGAAAGCTTATCAGAGAATGTCTTAATTAAATCTTCTTCAGTTAAATTAGTATTACAGAAGAAATTAAGATTTTTTATATTCTTTAACCATATACCAGCATTATCGCAAGTATCTAGAATATAAATCCAAACTAACTTGTAGTCATTTGGTAATTGTGAGAACCATACATCGTTCCATTTGTTTGTGTCAGTAAATCTTTTTGCCATTATATTTTTATTTTAAGTTTTAGTTATATTACAAATATACGAAGAATATTTGATATTACCAAAGAAAGAAGGGTTATTTACCCTTCTGTTCTTTCTTTTAATTAATTTTTACCTTGTATTTTTCAGCAATTTCTTTTATTTGCTTTTTGGATAGTTTCTTTTCGTATCCT